TCTGGTGGGTCTGCTTTAACAAATGTTACACCAGTAGCCTCTGGAACAACTGCTGTTTGTGATTTTGCTGATTTAACTTTCAGTAATGCAACTGTGACAGCTAGAGGTTGCTTAATCTACAACGACACCAATAGTGATAAAGCTGTTTGTGCTATTGACTTTGGTGGAGATAAAACTAGCACGGCTGGTGACTTTACGATTGTATTTCCAAGTGCAACAGCCACAGGTGCGATTATTAGATTGGCTTAATTCTATTTTTAAAATGGTAGAATTTAGATATGCCGCTAACAAAAGTTAATTTCAGACCAGGGATCAATAAAGAGGAAACCGACTATTCTAACGAGGGTGGTTGGGTTGACGGTAATTTTATTCGGTTCAGAAAAGGTCGTGTTGAAAAAATTGGTGGCTGGGAAAAATACATAGATTCAACTGTCGTCGGTTCTCCGAGAGCTTTACATGCCTGGATTGCACTAGATGGATCTCAATATCTTGGTGTCGGCACCACTAACAAATATTACGTTGAAAATGGTAATGTATATTACGATGTAACACCAATTCGTAGGTCCTCAACCAATTCAACAACGTTCGGGGCCACAAATGGTTCCTCAACTATTACCGTTACCGAAACAGGACATGGCGCGGTAAACGGAGATTTTGTAACCTTTTCAAGCGCTGTAAGTTTAGGTGGTAATATTACTGCAACGGTTTTAAATCAAGAGTATCAAATAAGCCTAGTAACGGGCGCAAACACCTACGAAATTACTGCAAAAGATACCTCTGGTGCTACAGTGACAGCCAATGCAAGCGATTCTGGAAACGGTGGATCTGCAACAGACGCAGTTTATCAAATCAACTCTGGCCTAGATGTGTTTGTACCTAGCACGGGTTGGGGTGTTGGAACATGGGGTGCTGGAGGCTGGGGAGCCGCTACAGCTTTAAGTGATACAAACAATTTAAGACTTTGGACACACGACAATTTCGGTGAAGATTTAATAATAAATCCAAGAGCTGGCGGCATATTTAAGTGGGATGAAAGCAATGGCCTAACAACTAGGGCAGTAGAATTATCAGGTATTTCTGGGGCCAACAAAGTGCCGACAAAAGCCTTGCAAGTAATTACCTCAGAAACCGATAGGCATTTAATTGTTTTGGGCGCCGACCCCTTAAGTGGTGGCTCTAGGACGGGTGCCATAGACCCTATGTTGGTTGCTTTTTCGGATCAAGAAAACGAACTAGAATTTGAGCCGTTAAGTACAAATTCTGCTGGTTCTTTAAGATTATCAAGTGGTTCATCAATCATCGCTGGCATAAAATCTAGGCAAGAAGTTTTAATCTGGACCGACACTTCCTTATACAGCATGCAGTTTATAGGGCCACCGCTGACTTTTGCGATGAACCTTATCAATGAGGGCGCTGGATTGATTGGCCCGAAAGCAGTAGTCAATGCGCCGAACGGCGTTTTTTATATGTCTAAAAACGCCTTCTATTTTTACAACGGCTCAATCAAAAAATTAAATTGCAGTGTGCAAGACTACGTTTTCGGTGACTTAAATGTAGACCAATCGTTCAAATGTTTTGCTGGTTTAAACGAAGAATTTTCAGAGATTTGGTTCTTCTATCCTTCGCAAACGGACAGCACCGACGAAATATCAAGATATGTTATATATAACTATGAAGAAGATTCTTGGAGCATTGGTTCATTAGAGAGATACGCTTGGTTGAATCCTGGTATAAATGAAAAACCACTAGCCGCAGGAGAAACATCTTCTTCAAAAGTCATCTATCAACACGAAACTGGGTTCAACAACGACGCAAGCTCAATGGACGGTGTTTTTATAGAGTCTGCGGATATAGATATAACAGATGGCGATAGTTTTGTATTTTTAAAAAAAATCATACCCGACATCTTATTTCAGACACAAACTGGTACAAACCCAGACCCAGCAATAAATGTTGTGGTCAAAAGAAGGGATTTTAATAATCAAACCCTTACTACCGACTCAACCACGCAGATTAAAAACACCTCAACGTTTTCTAATTTAAGAACCAGGACCAGACAATTTGTTTTACGGTTTGAATCGGACGACGATAATACAGAGGCGGANAGAAAAAATTATAAATGGAGATTGGGTAATACCCGTGTAGATATACAACAATCTGGACGTAGATAATGGCTAAATTACTGCCTACCCGACTTCCACAGGCCCTGGGAACAGAGGTTTCCGTTGACACGTTCAATAGACTTGTAAGAATATTAGAGTTAAACCTAGGCGCGGAGGATCCAGATGTTATACGGAGCTATACAAATACAGAGCTTGGCGAATTGCAATTCGCTACTGGAGCGATTATATTTAACAGTACGACAGAGGTTCATCAAGGCTTTGATGGCACTGAGTTTAGGAATCTCTACGAACACCAGACATACCTTACTGGGTTGTCTGCAACAGCGAGTATAGGAGCTGTAACAGTAACGATAGGATAGATATGGCATTAGCAGAATCATTAGAAAAAGTTTTCAAACTACCAACAGGAACTATTGCACAACAAGTAGCTATGGGTGCCGCGGCAGGTCCAGTCGCATCCTTGGCACGACCAACAAAAGAAATGGCACAACAAGTAGCTATGGGTGCCGCGGCAGGTCCAGTCGCACAAGAATTTATTGCTAGAGCAGAAAAAAACCCTGCTCTAAAAGATACTCCAGAATATACTTTGGCTATGGGTGCACTTCCACTTGGACGTCTTGCACAATCAGTGGCCCTTGACCCTGGTGTAAGTCCAATGGCGTCTTTACAAGAAAGCCTACAAACATCTACAGACCCCGAAGAAAGGGAAGGTCTTATGGCGATGATAGAAAAATTGCAGGCCCAAGCTATAGCACCTATGGGTTCAGTAGCGCAAGAGCTTGCGGCCATGGGTGGCGGAGAAGATACTGCTTTGGCTCACGTTAGACCAGGCGAAGTGGTTGTCCCTCCAGAAATCGTGCAAGACCCAGAAGTAGAAAGTTTATTAGAAAGCAAGTTTAACCAAATGGGAATCAACCCCGAAGAGGCTGTGGTCGGTGTCGGTATAGCAAGTCTCAACCCAAACACAGGCTTAGAACAATTTGGTTTTTTCAAAAAAATAGGCAAAAAACTCGGCAAGGTAGTTAAAAAAGTAGCGCCCATCGCGGCCTTTGTACCTGGAGTTGGCACCGCTTTAGGCGGTGTTCTTGGTGGCATTGGTGGATTAGCTACTAAAATACCAGGCATCGGTGGTGCTTTAGGCAATATTGGTAGCACTATAGCTGGCGGTATTGCTAAAGCTGGCATACCAGGAATCTCATCCATAGCAGGTGGTACCAGTGGTGGTTTCGGTGGCATCATGGATGCACTTACCACTAAATCTGGATTACTCGGCGGCGGTATGTTCGGCGAAACTGGCTCTAAATTTTTAGGCGGTCCAGAGGCAGGCAAAGGTTTAGCAAATAGATTTGGTTTAGGTAGTGGCACAGCTGGACAGGTTGAGGCTTTTCAAGCGGCAGAAAAAGCTAAAGCCACATTAAATGCCATGACACCAGATCAGTTAGCATCTATGGACCCAGCAAAATTAAAAGAATTGCGTGACGTCGCTTTTGGAGCAGGGTCAAAAGGTAACATATTTAGCAGAATTGGTGGGTCTATTCAGAGATCTGGCGGTATCGGCGGAATCCTTGGTGGCGCTGGTGGCGCTGGTGGCGCTGGTGGCATAGGCACAGGTGGCGGTTTCGGAGACATGTTAAAAATGGGCGGTATCGGAGCACTGGCCGCAGGACTTGGCAAGTTAGCTTACGATGAGGCCAAAGACCAAAGAGGCGTTGAACTAACACCGTTGACCACAATGGACGCTACGGGTAGATACAACATAGAGGCNGAAATAGCCAGAAGAATGGGCCAACAAGCACCGAATCCTGTTGAGTTTGGTTTATTACCCGAAGGGACTTTACCAGAGTTATCTGGCGGTAAACCAAGAGGTATGCAAGAAGGAGGCAGTGTAGATAGAATTCGCAACCTTGCAATGAGAGCAGGTCAAGCTAATAATACTCTTGCAGAATTAGAATCTACTTTTAATCCAAATAATTTAAGGGATGTTGTAGCTAGTAATTTGCCTTTGACTCCCACTGCTGTAGAAAATTTATTAATCTCCGCAGAAAAAAAACAATACGACCAAGCAAAAAATGATTTTGTGAGTGCCATTTTGCGACAAGAAACAGGCGCAGTTATAACCGAAGATGAAATGGAGTGGATGAATAAAACTTATTTTCCACAGCTCGGCGATGACGATGATGTAATAGCTTTAAAACGTAGAGCAAGACAACAAGCAGTAGATGGTATTTCTGGTATGATACCTAAAAAGACTCAAGATAAAAGTACGCGTTCCACGCCTATGATGATGTACGGCGGACCTGTAATGGCTTACGCCGAAGGCGGTAATGTAGCCATGGAAGATTTTGAAAGGATGAATGGCCGTATTGATGGTCCTGGGACAGAAACCAGTGACGACATACCCGCTATGTTGAGTGACGGCGAGTTTGTAATGACAGGCCGAGCTGTTAGGGGCGCTGGAAGTTTTGACATGCAAAACAATGGCGGCATAGTTACATTAACACCTAACGGTTCACCCGATAGAGAAAGTGGCACTGATTTGATGTATCAACTCATGGAGGTATTCAGCGGACAAGCACGTCCTGCGTAAAATAATCTTATGAGCAGACCAAATAGGAATTTAGATTTAGATAGAATAATGAGAGGTCCTGGTTTAAATGTACGCCCACCTTCATTTAATCCTACAAAACTACCACCTAATATATTACAAGGTATTGGTCAAATACCGCGTTTTAATTTAGATTTTGCCAATTTGCCAAAAATAAATACACCAATTAATTTACCCACCGACTTGCAAAAAAAAGTTAGTATAGATCCAAGATTGATGCCTATGCCTGTTGGCCGACCTAGTCCTATAATATCGCCACCAAGACCTATAATTGACTCACCTCGGCCTCAACCTGTGGCACCACAACCAATCGTTAGGGCCGCCCCAACACCTGCACCAGTGCAAACTACTACACCTGCGCCGTCCCCAGCACCACAACCAGT